TGGAAAACAAGTAAAACGGAAACTTAAAGACTGTAATCCTTTTTAACTAAAAGATGCCTTTCACTAAAGCAGAACGAGAGTTTCTGGCTAAGCAGTTTGCTGAGATAAAAACTAGACTTTCAGTCTTAGAAGATTATATCCAGAAAGATGGCATTGAGGATGATAATGTATTTGATACAGTATTATTTGATAAACTAAAAGCTAGACGTATTGAATTTACAGGTGGAAATTCACAAATTCCACTCTATGCAATATGTACAAATAAATCATTAGAAGAGATGTGCAAATATAAACCACTAACGATCGATAATATGAAAAAGATAAACGGAATTGGAGATTTTAAAGCACTAAAGTACGGTGACGGTTTTATAAAAGTAATCAATGATTATCTCAATGAAAATAAGTGAGATAAACGACCTAGAGTAAATCAAAATGTACATATTTGGATCGGTAGTTCCACATTTTTAGACCACTTATGTAATTTCTAGTATATACGTTTAACTTTGGAAGAACTGCACCTGCTAGCATAGGTTTAGCGAGAACAAACTTCCGAACATAGCGGATAAGTTTAGATTCAAGCGACAACACTTTTTTTCTTTTTTCGTTCGCTTGCCATTCATCTGCGTGCGAACGGATAAACTCTTGAATTGCCTGTTTCATGATCTTTTTAGTCTGAGTAAATTCAGAAGCCGCAGCTCTAACTTCTTTCTTAAGTCTACGAAACTCTTTATCATTTCTAACCTCGGCGTGTGCTTGTTCAATTAATCCAGCTTCTTCAATTGGATTACGATGTTTATTGCAAAGAATACATTCATAATTGGTTTCCTTCATGTATTTTAGAACACATTTGGTATGATATGCGTGCTTACAATCCAAACGAACACATGTACGTGTTGATTCATTTGGGTCATCATATTCTTCCATATCCATATCAACCATACAAACTGAACACTCTGGCATTTTATTTACTAAATTCATTCAATTTAAATAACTAATGCGGCTATCCCACACGCATTTACAACATGACACCATACAGAAGACCAAACTTCTTTATATAAAGCATTTGTAATTACCCATGAAGCTGACCATGTAACTAAAAATATATTTGAAAGCGCCACATTCTTTAATGTTCCGCCTGCATAAAATAGAGCAAAATAATAGAATGGTATTCCAACATAGTTAAATACATCAATATCATCATCAATTATATTATTTTTAATATTCCAGTTTAGATGTTTGCAGTCACTTTTTTCTACGCATGGTCTGTTATCGTGATGATACATAAAATATAATAATCCAAATAGAGTTCCAAAAATAACTATATACGGATATAAAGTACCCGTTCCTGCCTTCATTTGCCAAACAATTAAATTAAGAATAACTGGCTGAAAAAATAGATAAGCAGGTAACAGTTTGCTTATAAATTTATTTGTATCATTGCACTCCAAATTCATCCATAGGATATATTCTAAAAATTGCATAAATCCTATGACAAATAACATTAATGCAACTGCTCGATCAATCTTATGATTTCGATACCATAAGTATCCACATATAACAGTTACAAACAAAAAGGTCCCCAATGACACTTCGGCACTGTAACACATTATTATATAGGTTGATTTACAATTTGATTAACAAGTGGATGATTTTGCATCGCAAAAATCTTCGGCCATGCAAGATAGAGTCTAAAGCTTTGTTCGTGTTTAAACAAAGGAAATTCCGGATAACATGACAGTATATCATAAAATGCGTCGGCGATTGGATGCTGTTGGTGTTGACGCATTTGAGCGATAATATTAGTTAAAACTGTTCTGCGTTGTTCGTGAGATAGTTCACCGATTCGTCTGTAAAATGTCTCCATTTATTTACATTCATTGCGAATATCCGTAAGCCAGTTAGCACATACTTCTGGCCACGTTTTGAACGAATAGGTTCTAGCCGCTGCACGACGCTCATCAAGCGTGTCGACTGTCTTCTGCATTGCATCTGCAATGATTTTGTGATCAAATATTGGACATTGAAACCCAATTGGCATTGATCCTGAAAAATACGAATGCCCAGACGATGGAATAAATTCTGCAACATCGGAAGTCAAAAATGCAGAATATGCTCCAACATCAGTTACAACTTGAGGAGCACCAGTATACAAATGCTCTAGTTGACAGAGACCAAACCCTTCTCCGTCGCTAGTGTTAATTCCAATATCTGTGATGTTATATATTTCATTAATTTTAGCATCAGACAGTGGAGTTGCTGCAGAATCGACAAGTATGAGTCGTTTACCGATTGTATCCAATGAAAGACCGCGCATTTCAAGTTCAGTATTATAAATACGAGTTATGTCATAATATGCACCGCCTTGAGTTGTTGCAGCAGTTACAATCATCATAAAATAAGGTTTGGTAATATCTCGTGAAATTAGTTCAACAAATGACATAATGCAAAGATCAAGTCGCTTTCGTTGAGAATTACGATTTGCATTCAAGAAAATAATAGCATCTGTTGGAATACCTGTAGACATGCGAAGACCACTACGTGTGTACTTATCAGCTCTTAAAAACACAGTGGAATCTACAGCATGTTCCATTACTGAAATTGTCGGAGCAGGCCCGTAGCTTGCATATTCTTTAACCCATGTATCGGAAAACATGTAAATACGATCAGCCGACTGATTAATCTTTTCAACAATGGGTTTCACAGTTCCTTTATATACAAGATCTAGATAGATCCAAAGCTTAAACGATGATTTATCTTTTTCATATTTCATCGTTTCAATAAATTTATAAACAATAAATGGATCATTATAGATCATAACGATATCGGGATTTACTGTATCAATATACTCGTTAATTTTATTAAATCCAAATCCTTCTTCACGAGGATCCTCATTTGCTGCAGCATCATATTGAATAATACCTTTGGGAGCAGTTCGAATTCCGGGACGAGATGGATGCCGTTGAAACCCAAAATGAAAAACTTTTACATTCGGAACGGTAGAAATCTGCTGAAGTAGATTTGTTACAACTTTAGCATAGCCGGTCATTTGATCAACATGAGTACTAATAAGTAAAAAACGCATTGTATTGGTATATTATACCGTTTTAGCTCTAAACATGAGTTACGTGGGCAATTCCGGGAGCATCATCACTTAGAATCCAACCAATTTTCTCCATAAGAAGCTTCTTGGTCTTACCCGTAACTCCAGAATGATTGTTCTTCTCTAGAACTAGTAGAAACCGAGCAACTCCATCAACTGGCTCTACCTCATAAACAAACATTACAATCCCAACATACAGCCATTGGCTATCAATCTTCTCGATTAGAATTGATCCAGGCGTAATCCAATCATCACGCTTAGCCTTCTTTTGACCAGCAAAGTACATAACACGCACAGTGTTAGTATCATTTACAACCAGATCATCATACGACTCGTTATAGTTGACAGAAAGTAGAGTGACAGACATTTTATTGAGAGTTATGTAACAAATATATAATAAATTCGTTTTCAAACACTTTGTATAAATTCCCAGCGCAAATACTCACAGATCTTTTTCCATATGAAATCATGTGCAATCAAACGATCACGTGACTTTAGTAAAGGGAAATACGCTTTGTACTCATCCAGTTCCAGCAGCTCGAAGAACTTGAACAAAATATACGAATAAGACAGAAAGTTAGTGCGGTCATCCGGACAGTACAGCAAAAAAGGCGCCTGGATTTCTTGAAACATCGTACGAATCTTTTCTTCAATTTCTGGCGTAATCGTTGGTGGAGGGTTTCCGTTAAGTCTCGAAAGAATATGAGCGGCATGTTCGTAATACTTAGATTTATTTAGCTTCTTTAAAATGTCTCGTATTTCTTTTTCGGTCATTTGAGCAATGTTCTGAATACGGCGTTTCTTAATTTCACTGATGACTTCATGCATCACCTCATCTGGAATAATTGTAGATTCCTTTGCTTGAAACTGATTCAAAATTTCATTTAAGTGATTGATCTTTTTATACGCATAATTATTGCGTTCTTTAGGAGGATCGCGAAATGAAGGAAAATCAGATACTACCATAATGTATTCTTCTGATCCACATTTAGGGCATACAAGTACACCTTCTGATGTCAATTCTTCACGAGCAATATTACAGGACTCACAGTGTTCGGTAATAACCTGTTTCATTTCCGCAACTTCCATTCCTTTCAGTTTCATACGAGTAGCATATTCTTCA